CTACTTCTCTACATACCACACTTCCATCGCTCCATTAGTTTTGCTATGCCAACAAGCACCCTGAAGATCTCCGTTCTCCTGGAGATAATACCAGTCTCCGGAGCCGTCAGCTGGATCCACCTGCTTTGTATCTGGATTCCAGCGGTGCCAGCCGGTCCGGATGTACCCGTTTGCTCCAAAGAGATAATGATGGTGGTTGATCAGACGCCAATCCGATGCCACCCAAGATCCATCCTCGTTCTGCCACCACCAGCCGTGTGCATCATGTCGCCAGCCCGGAACGATGGTCTTTTTCTCTTCCGTTGGCCACGTCTTCATGAACTGCTCCGGCGTCTTAAATTTCTTTTTTATCCCGCGCGTCGATGATCCCCAGTCTGGGAGCTGGAAATGGGGTTTATCCGGGATAGACTTCCAATTTCCTCCCCACTCCAGGCCGATGGATATCCCGATCGCGCCGACCTTGCCGAAAAATCCATCGTTATCGTAAAAAGCGTCCTTCCCATCAACTCGATAAATATCAAAGGCCGTTCCCCACTGGTGATAAGAGCTGAACGATGATCCTGGAGCATTTGTTACTTTCTTTCCTGGCTTTGTGCGTCCCTGGGCGTACAGGGCATCCTGCTCAGCGACGGTGCGCAGCGTCTCACCGATCTTGATCTGCAGCCCCTGCTTCGCGCATTCCTTGATAAGCTCCGCGGCCAGCGTCTGGAGTCGCGGGTGGCATAATGTAATATCTCTCATATGATCACTCCTCGTAAAGAATAGTTAACCCATATGCTACTGCTGCGTCGTGCTCGATCCGGCACCCTCTCGCCTGCTCCCAACCTTTACAGAAATAGGCGGCATGGCACAGTGACATGTTTTCTAATGACTTCGCCAGAAAGCACAGCGGAATCTGTACTACTCCACGTTCTTTCATTTTGTCACTGCTATACCACTCATCTGTAAAAAGGGTATTGACGATTTCGTAGTTCCGCTTTTCTAAGGCTTTGATTGCCTTCTCTCTTGTTACTCTGATTTCTTCTTCCGATTTTCCAGCCATCGGCTGAGATAACATTGCTTTCATCATAATCTTATCCTCTTTCTTTATTTTCCACTATAAAAATACCCGGAAGAATATACTTCCGGGTTGTTGCACCGGTGCAACTCTGGTATCAATCGTGATCTTCCGGAATCGTTACCCCGGCATGAATCAGTTTCTCCGTCACCGCCAGTCCTCGGATCAGAAACTCCGGCACATTATATCCACACTCCACTAAATTTTCCAAGATGCTCCGGATTTCATTTACAAGCAACGAGGTCAATGTAAACCAGCCCAGTAATACCAGAAATCCCAGATCAATTCCTAAAAGATCTTTTCCAAGATGAATAAACAATGCTGGAATCAAAAATGCGACGGCAATGATGATCCAGTATCCTACTTTCTTCGCCGCTCCTTTCAATCCCGCCTTGCTGCTTTCTTTTCCCAACTTCCTCGACTTATACCATCCTGTAAGCCAGTCCAGAATATTGCAGAGTAAATAGCCTGCAAATATATACCAATATGTTCCAAAAATCAGTGTCAGAATCATCACTACTGAGCCTGCCACAGCATTGTAGCGATCAATGAATATTTTTGTCATATATCTCACTCTCTTTCTTTAATAAAATTCAATACAACCGCCATCTGGTATGCTCGGCGTAGTTCCATCTATTACGAGCGGGGTTGATACTGTAAATCTGAGGAAAATCCAATGATCGGAGTTACCACTGGATCCATAAGAAGAGTCTTCTTCTAATTTTGCAGTCAGAATTTTTCCTAAATCCAGTTTCGTTTCATCAGTAGATTTTAATATTCGTACTCCACGTCCGACAAAACTCCGGATATCCTCATCGCTCATTGTGGCCGTGTTAAACGATGATTTAGGTCTATACTCATACAACATCACTAATAACATTTCATTAAGTCCCAAGGAAAAATGATTCATTGCAAACGAATTTCCTCCTGTGAGACGATCTCCTGATGGTGTCCACTTGTGGTTGTAGCAGTCATACGAATGGACATTACTCAAATTTCTCTTGAATGTCGTTTCACATGATGGATAGTTATATTCCTTCCATAATGTCTCGATAGATTTAGGCTTTGTCTTTCCTTGAATATTCACACTGCTACCATCATCCAGACCCGTATAATAATTCGTGCATGTGAAGTAATATGTTTGATTTGGATCTAATCCTGTAATATCCACATAGTTATTTCCTCCGCTCTGGTTAGGGTTGGATCCTGCACCTCTGTACTTCTCTATTCCGCCGCTCACTCCCGGTGCCCCAGATGTGGACATCCGAATGCGAACACCTTCCCACGGTCCCTGTGTGGGATTCATCCAGCTGATGCGAATTGCTGTGCTGGAGAGAGCGGCAACGCTAAAAAGTATCGCAGATTGTGTTTCCATCGTTCCAGTCCGAAGTACTCCATCTTTCCAATACTTCAATCCTTTTTTTACATACTTATCTTCTGCTGTCGCTCCAGCAGTCTGACTTGCCAGGCTTGCTGTTGTAATCTTACCTGATCCATTATGTATTCCAGCCGGAATGCTAACAGACTGCCCTGCCAAAAGTCCCGTACTGGACCATGCGCCGCGATCTTCCTGTGTTCCTGTAATCGTTTTACCATTAACAACCGCTGTCTTGCCTTTTCTTATATCTGAGTCTGCCGCGGTTCCACCGGTCTGGCTTGCAAGGTCTTTTGCCGTTACGGGTCCCTTTCCATCGTGATATCCTCCCGGAACCGTTACAGACTCTCCTGCTGCTAAGGTCTTTCCCCAGCCAGACTGATCTAACATTGTTCCTGTTGTTGGATCGTCTCCAGAATCTCCTGTGATAGCTGTATACGGGGCAAGGACATGTTTACGATTGGCTGTGCACTCATCTGATCCGGATCCGGCGGCTCCTTGCTTAACTAAATACGCATCTGCCACTCTTTTATTCCTCCTTCTTATTCTCCTGAAGCCACTTTTCTGTCTTTTTCCTCCAAAGCTTTGGCACCTCTTCAAGTGTCATTTCTCCTGCCTTAATACACATTCCATAAAATCTCGCCATTACGCTGTCACTCCTTCCATCTGCTCTGCAAGGTCACTTGTCACCTCTCCAAGATCTTTGATGGCTCCATCCTGTGTCGCCTGTCCCTCTTCCAAGGCATCCAGACGCTTCTCTTCGGCAGTTTTCTCCCGTAAACCGAAGAGAACCTTCACGGTGCCATCTTCCTGTTCTGTAGCCTTAATATGAGGTTCTATAAGAACCATTTCAGAATAAACACCGACAATAAGATCCGCACCATTCTTCACTGTGATCTCCTGAAGATTCTCCTGGGTAAGTCTTTTCCATAACGGGATCACATCATCAGCAGACTGACAGATTACCTGCAACGCTGTGAGGGAAGCTCCCGCCTCCAGTTCGATGGTTGAGCCATCCTTTAGGATCAATTTATCTTTGTTCATATGAACTCCTTTCTGCCCTTCCTTATGGGCATAAACAATAGCCCTGGAATGGGCTTGTCTACGGGTAAAAAAAGAACCATCACGGTGTAATCACCGAAATGGTACTGGACTTAAACATCGTTTTGTTGACATCAACAAAATCCACTATTTTCCGAATCCGGGAACTATGTATGTTAATAACAATTTGAGTAGGGCTGCTATAAAAAGTGATTTGTTTAGCTCAGGGTCTATAACAAATCCAAATACTTGTACTGTTCCATTTTCTCTTGTAAATGGATGGCACTCTGCGATTACTAATGTTCCTGATGCCGCAAAGGGGAAGTATTCAATCTTATTGAACATATGGGAATACGGACCAAGCAGCACAGGAAATTTAACAAGTAACCATATGCAAGCGCTTATTATTGAGAAAGGTGGCGGGATATTTACTCGACTGTACATCAATAGTGCTTGGTCCGACTGGGCATAATTATGACCAGTTTTCGAAGTTACCGTTTTCATACATCCTCGTGTGCACAGTATTATTACCTGTTATAAGAATTTGCAATCTTACTTTTGTCAAATCACCGACATCTGTAGGATAAATCCAGGTAGTTTGTAAGCTATTCCAAGTGTTTTTTGCGTCATCTGGAACATTTGCAAGATCATGACTCCATCCGTTTACAACAGAAAACGGCGTAGCGCATGTATTCGGATTTGTTATCCAGTTGACCGCAAATAAATCCGACTTTAGTGCATAGTTTGACAAGGACGTACTGTCAGCCTTCTTACTCAAATTGTTATTAGTCGTATCAATCAGCTCCTTCAGCGCCTTCCCCTGTGTAGCATCCAGCGGATTTCCTTCCACCGTAGCCAAAAGATTATTGACCACCTGAGATTTCGCCAATAGCTTGTTCGCGACCTGTTCTGCAAGCGCATCAAGAAGCTCCTGAGCAGTGACCTCTCCACCTCCTGCCAGATTCTCCGTATCCGTTGCAAGCATATCCTCCAACTTTTTAAGCACCACCTGCGCCTTCGGTATACGTTTCAGTTCTCCGCCGTCTTCAGCAATAAAATACTGGCTGTCCGTCAGATCTGCGGCCGGTACCGTACACAGGTTTTTTGTCTTTGTTTCGCTCATTCTGTCTCCTTTCCGCAGGTCAAGTAAACTCCATCATTGTCCACCAGCTGAACCCCTGCATTGTCCGTAAGATAGATATTCAGATCCTTATCTCCGCCACCTTCATCAATCCGGCTGGCTGTCGCAAGGATTCCTCCAATTATGGTCCACATCCTTATGCCCCCTTAATCTTCAGAGGCAGATCCATGGATGGCTTTTCGAAATTACAGTACGCCGTAAACTGCCCTTCTTCTGTTACAATACGATCCACTTTGTCCCATTCTTTTCTAATCCTTGTCTTCTCTGCTTTTGATGTTATATCAGCCGCACACTCAATAAATGGGCGGTCCGTATCCAGCATTCCTTCAACCTTAATTGTCTGCGCATACGGCGGTGTACTTGTCCATCCTGCCCCCGTCAGCGTCACTGATTTTTCCCCATACAGCCTGTTTACTGCCGTGTTGGTATTATTCATATCCAGTGCTCCGAAGCTCGTACCTTTCTGGGTGTACGTGGTCTCATCCTTTAATGTAACCTTCCCTTCCGTATCCGTTGTCATTTTATATTTCCGTTCTCCCTCAAAGAGATCATCCTTGTAATCAGTCTTTAACATCTGAAATCACCTCCTCCCAACGTGAATGCCAAAGACTTTCTTCCCGCAAGTGCTCCAGTGAAATTATTGTGCATGATGAGGCATGCCGATTCGATCCGGTTCAGCTCCTCCCATGTGATGAACGGCTGGTTATCCTGATAGTTTTTCCGCACTCCCACATCAAACGGATATGTTCCTTCACAAATATGGTCCACATTCGCCTCAAACCGGTTGATCTCATCAGCGTAAAATCCGTAATCTGTATACGTCTTATCCTCACCCATCTCCTCAAAAGGAAACTCTTTCCACAATTCTCTGGACATATCCCGGAGTTCATTCAGATTATTTTTGATCCGGTTATAATCCTCGATATTCATGAAGTCACTGGCCTTCCAATCTGTCTTAGGAGTCTGCCACATATCCCATTTCCCTCCTTGCCTTTACTGATCCGGAGAATGCTCCGTTAAAATTCAGCGTATGCTCGTAAATTCGGAGCAACAGCCCTGATACATATTTGTTTTCCAGATATGCCAGATCGTTCGCGTCAAGCCGCGGATCCCCACGATAGCTCAGATCATATTCCCGGTCCGCTTTCATGTAGTCCCCGATCCAGTCCGCCAGATCCGCTGCATGAACGATATCGGATACCAGAGGATTTTCCCAGGTCTCTACCGTTCCTGTTGTGCCAAGTTGACGGCTTACTTTCGCCTGCGATATCATGTACTCTTTTCCCAATATGATGACCTCACAGGCTCCCGATACCCCGGAAAGCTCCACGGTCGCAAAGTAACACCCTGATTCTACAATCTTCGCCGTCTGCCCCTCCTGTGCGTCCGTGATTGCACATGCAAGGTCATATGAAGCGTTCGAAAAGTAAAATGTATATCGGTTATCCAATGCTGATACTGCTATCGTTTCCCTCGTGAGTTCTTTCGCTGCTTCACTGCTCGGTCCGTAAATCGTGCGTACCACCTGCAGTTCCCTCACTTTTGCCAACTGTGTGCCCTTCGGCGTTTTCGTCAGTTCTTCGCCATACTGAAATTCATAATCGGTACTATCTCCGAAAATCACATTGTCGAGGATCACGCGGTTATATGGTGTTCCCTCTGTAAACTCCATGATCATCTGGTCAAATTCCGGAAATTCATGGTTTACTGTAATAGTCTCATCCAGCTTCGCGATTGTATAAGACTCCTGCTGCACTCCTGCAAGATACGTGTGAATGATCATCTTCTTAGGCGGATTCTGGCCGAATTCCAGCGTGATCCCAAAGCATTTATATCCTGCTTCCATGTCGATCTCCAGAGACGGGTTTTCCGTGAAGCTGCCGTCTGCTGCCGCCACCTGTTCTGATATATAGCCCGTGCTGATTTCTTCCGAAGCCTGACGGGGTAAAAAGTATCTTGTTGATTTTACATCCGTATAGTCCCGCGCCGGTGATGCGTAGGCTCTTCTGGATCCACGCTGCAGGACTCCGGCCGCATTACTGTAATAGGTTTCATTGTCTGATTTTGCCATGGCATCTGGATTGAAACTGGATCCCATGAATATCTTTCCGGTCCGATCCTGATAAAGAAGACACCTTCCGGCGTTTGCAATCAACTGCAAAGCCTCCCGGTGAGACACCGCAGGCATGGGATTTTCTACCAGGATATCCTTTAAGTAGGTATCCAGCCAGTAATCGCGTCGGTCAACTCCCGCATCTTCCAGTACATCGACCGCTAAGTCGTACAGGCTGATTCCTCCCGAATGCAGGATCCCGCCATAGTACGTCCCCGTCAAGTCTTCGAAACGATCCGACGCTGTGAAACTCATTTCTTCATCATCAGCTGACCACTCCCGAAGATATGCGGTTGCTCCCGGCATCCATTCCACAGAGCCATCATCTAATGTCTGACCATACAGCACTGTGATCTCCTGCCCGATTTCCAGATAGTTCACCGCGGACTCTGAATTCTCAATATCCCAAACGCGGTTCTTGTTGTTGATCGTCAGGTCCATGTCCAGAGTCGGCAGTTCCTCCATGATCGGACTGATATGCTCCTTTTTCGTGGCAGATAAGATCTCGCGATTGCCGAAGTAAATTCCGATACCCAGTGTGATCTGCTGGAGCCTGAACCTACTTTGCCCATTTACCATCTTTATCGGAGTGAATCTCAAGAATGTCGCTCCAATAAACAACTCATCCGTGGTAAATGCCGCCGTGGTGTTCCCAGTCACTGTGACCGTGTGATTATCCGATTCAATTGTAAAATCAACCGGATAGGCTTTTCCAAAGTCTATCGTGACTCCTTTGATATCATGAGCCTCCGGAAGCCGGATCTCGATAGGTCCCAGAAGTGGTTCACTGACAAGCCCCTGATTCAGCACCACGTCCTCCCTTGTACGGGGAAGAAAGTACATGCTGCCGTCTACAACGCTGTAGTTCTGGTCACACGTCGCATACAGTTCTTCCACCTTATAATTGTCAAGCGGCATCTTAAAGCTGCTGTAGTAGGTGTACTTGTCGTGATCCGGCACATACGCAGATGCCTGTGCCTCCTGATTGATCAATCCGATCGATACCCGGATATATCCCTGAAGCCGGAAGCTTCCCTTCATGTGTTCTTTGTATGCGTTGCTTGCTGACTGCATTATTCGATCACCCCGCAATCGATAATATTCACTTTGCAGTCCTGGTATCTGGTCGGAAGCCCGTCAGCGTCAAACTCGATCGGCGTGGCCGTCCGATTTCCGGGGTACATCCGGATCGTCTGGAAACAATTATGTACCATGTCCGGAATCTTCGCCGTCACCACAAACTTATCGAATTCCTGAAGCATCGCGGCCCACATCTCAGCATCCAGAAACTTCCACTGTAAGCTGTCTACCTTATGCTGATCCCGGCCGACCTTCTGCCCTACGAATTCTCCCAGAGCATTTTTTCCGTCTGATACGTTCGTTGCTACTACAAAATTCGCTCCGATATCTGGGGCGGGAAATTCCCGCCCGTTGATCGTGATCACTGCCATGTTCCCGCCTCCTTTTATGTCGTTTTCAGTGTGTAGCCAGTCCTCTTATCCAGCTCTGTCAGCTTCTTCTTGATATCCCGCACGTCGATCTTGACTGTCAGGTCCATCGCCTCGATGAGGTTGATGATCTGCTTCAGGAGATCCACCATAAGTGCCAGATACTGGTCACTCATATTGTTTCCGGACGCGAGTGCCACGGCACGGTCTACCATTGCCTGCATGCGGTCCTCCGGCGCTACGATCTCGCCGTAATGCCGGTTATCACCGATCATCGCAAGCTGCGGTGTATTTGCCCTTACAAAGCCTCCCTGCGCCAGTCTTGGGAGTTTTACCGTGGACATATTCGGAATATCGAGACCGAAGCTCTCACCGCCGATTCCCGGCACCCAGTCCGGTACGTCAAAGCTCAGGTTATTCAGTGCGTCTATCATCTTGTTGACGCCCTTCACAACTCCGTTTGCCATCTTCTCGACTCCGGAAAGAATGCTGTTGATCGCTCCACGGATTCCGCTCCAGATACCATCAAAGATGCTGATGGTCTTCTCCTTTAAGCCGCTCCATACGCTGGTCCATTTGTCCTTGATGCCATCCAGTGCTGTGCTGATCCCGGACTTGATCGCCGTCATGATCGCCGTGATCTTATCACGAATTCCTTCGGTAATGGTCGATACCGTGGTGCGGATTCCGCTCCAGATCTGCTCTGTCTTCGTCTTCACGGAGTTCCATACTTCTGCGATCTTATTGCTGATAGCAGTAAAGATGCTCTCTACCAGTGCTTTTATCGCATTCCAGCAAGTCTCTCCAAAGGCTTTTACCGCATTCCATGTGATCGTCCACTTATTCTTGATTCGGTCTAATGTCAGCTCGATAATGGACCGGATCGCCTCGACCATGGTCGTCACCAGTGCCTTCATCGCCGTCCATGCGCCCGACAGCATCTGCTTTGCACCGCTCCATGCTCTTTCCCAGTCAAGAGTAAAGACTCCTAACAGGAAGTCAAGAAGACCGTTAAAGATATCAAGAACACCGCTGATCACATTTCCGACATTCGTGAGGAAATTAAAGAATGCATCGATTGCCTTCCCAAGGTGGCTCGCGATTTTCGGCGCTACATTCGCTATAAACCATGCCAGAAACGGCTGAAGAACTTTCTCCCATATTTCCTGAATGCACTCGGTTACTTTTCCTGCGAACTCCAGAAACTTGTCAATTAACGGCTGTAAGGTCGATGTGGTAAAGTCCGCAAAGCGATCAGCAGCATTCTGAAGCACCGGAAGAATATTCGCCTGAAATGTGTCCAGGAATACTTCTGCAAGCTTCGAAATGCCGTCGCTGAAGCTTTTTAAGAGTGGACTGATACTCTCATCATATTTTTTCTGTACCGAGTCAATCAGCCCTGCAAAGGTCGTTCTGATTGCAGATGTAACTGTCTGCACCACGTCCAGAATGCCTTGAAAAGCTGATTTGATCTTTTCCTGATTGTTTATGATCGGTGTCGCAATGAGATCTAAAACATCGCGGCCGAATGATCCCGCTAATGCGGTAACTCCCATAAACGCATCTGAAAAAATTCCGATAAGATCTGCCGTGATCTGCTTCCCGGATCCACTCCGTAATACTGTGAAGATCTCCGCCACTGCTGCCGACAGATTCCCGGCTATTCCTGCAATATCACCACCAATATCAAACATGGAAATGATATAGCCTCGGATCCGGTCCGTGTTCTGCTGCAGATACCGATCTAATCCCCCGAGAAGGTTGTCCGCAATCGACATTCCGATAGATCCGAACGATCCAGCTATCTTCCCAAGGCTGTTCGCCGCAGTAGCCGCAAACTCATCTGCGGACCGTTTTACCTCCGGATCCCCGAAAATGCCCTTAACGGACTCCCGAATTCCGTCAACAGACCTCTGAACATCATCAAAGACTGCTGTATCGCCGAACCCGTTCCAGAATCCGTTCATGAAAGACTGTCGGAGGTCATTGATCTTCTTTTGGATACTGTCCAAACGGCTGTCGATCTCATCAGTTCCTTCGGCGAGGGATCCCATGTCGATGTCTTCGGCACCATAATCCCCACCGGCTCCGCCGCCGGAGTTTCCGCTTCCGGAACTGTCTGAAGGATTGATTATGTTCAGCTCATCGATCCCCGTGGACATGCCTTTCATGTCCTTGGCAGCCTTCTTTGCCGCAGTTCCGGCTCCTGATGCTGCGGATCCTGCTTTGTCTGATGCCGCGGCGACTGCCTCCATTCCTGCTGCTGCCGCAGAGACTCCTCCACCGGACGATTTCTTTCCGGATATCAGCTCCGTAAATGCCTTGAACGCATTCGCGAGAGTCATCAACTTGCCGATGATCGTATTGATCACCTTGAGCACCGGAGAAAGAACATTGATCAATCCCTGTCCGATTGTTGCCTTCAGGCTGTCAAATTGTAATTTGAGGATTCTTACCTGGTTTGCCCATCCATCGGAAGTTCTCGAAAAGTCTCCGGCCGCAGAGGTCAGCTGATCCTGCACAAATTTATACCGCAGGGCAACCTTTTCAGCCTCGGACATCTTCGCCGTCGTCTTGCCGAATCCATTTGCCAGAGCATAGCTGTCTAATGCGGTTTGCGTCATGACGATGCCCAGATCCTTCAGGCTCTCCGTCTCTCCGGTAAATACCGATTTCAGCTTTGTGTACGCTTCATCCTGACTGATATTGTAGAAAGACGCTACATCTCCCGCCAGACCGGTCAGCGTCGTTCCCATTTCGTACGCCTGCTGCTCACCGAATCCAAATGCCTTCGCCATAGCTCCGAAGGTTCCTGTGAACTTCTTTGCCATCGTCTCCGACAGTCCAAACTGAGCTGCGGAATTCTTTGCAAACTCATTGATCTTCTGATTCATTCGCGGGAACACAACGTCGACGACGTTCTGGACCTCCGCAAGGTCGGATCCGAGTTCAACGCACTTTGCTCCAAAATCTACAATCTTCTTTACAGCGAACGCGGCTGCCAGGGAGGCACCTGCTTTCTTTGCAAGTGCCTGGATCCCTGTCATCTGCTTCTCAAATGTTCCTTTATTGACGACCAGATCCAGCCCGATCTGACCAACACTGTCCGCCGCCATACCTATCACCTGCCTTTTAAGACAGGCACATCGGCACAGCGTCTTAGATTCTTAACTCAAATATTTTTTTACAGTCTTTATTCTTACACTTAAAAAAGACGCCTCTGCACTTGGCGTCCTCGGATCGATTCGCATTGACCGGATGCCCACAGTATGGGCACCGGACTTTCTCCTGCTTTACTTTTTCAATTTTTACCGCCTCCAAACATCTGAGCCATTATCTGCTCCAGAGCAGCCATCTCACGGTCATAGTTCTTTTCCGTCATATTATCGGCCTTACGGTCCCGCCATGCATCGTAGATACGGCGCTGATCCGTCGTGAAATGCTTGATCACTTCCTTATCCGTCTCGGATCGGATGGCTACTACACGCCCCAAAGCGGTATCCGGGGACAGCCCGGCCAGCAACGACTTAAACTCATCCCAGGATACTGTCTCAAATTCTTTTGTTCGGATCCTAAGCCCGTACTGCGAGAGGAAGCTGGAAATGATCAGGTCCCAGTCCTCAAACAGGTCGTAGTACGGGTCAGTGCTCTCCCGATGTGTCTGTATCTCCTGAAATGACGCTTACCGCCGCTTCTACCACGGTGATAAGGTCTGCGAAATTCAGCTGCATGCCATCCAGTACTTTTCTGGATTCTTCCGGGAACACGAGATTATACAGTGCGATGACGTCTTTCGGCGTCGGATCGTCCCCCACCATGTTCATGACCTTTAACATGGTCGGCGCATCCGCGTTCACCTCGATCTCCTTATCCTTGATCCTCAGCTTCGGATTTCCATCAAATTCCAGCTTACTTGTAATATCTACTACTCTTGCCATCTTCACTCCTCCTTATAATGTTGCCGCCGTGAATGTCGGTTTTCCATAGAATACCGCCCCAAATTCCAACGTATCAAGATTTGTAGTATCTCCGCCGCCCGGGGTCGTTACGTTGATGACCACGATGCCAGAAAGCTTCGCACCGGAGACCATTGTCCATTCGAATTTTGTCATAACGTCCTGCCCGAACTTCCATGCGAGTCCTGCAATATAATCGTTTCCTGCATCTCCCACGGATCTCTTGCCTTTAAAGTTAAAGCTCAGTTTCTTTCCGGTCATTGCGGCTTTCGCCCAACCGGCTGCATCCATTGCGTACCACTCTTCCACAGTGCCATCAATGGAGGGAGAGAAGTTCTCAAGGTCTGACGGCATCGCCATGTTTTCGTCCAGGCTCTCCTGTCCTTTGGTGCCAAATTTAAAAATATTGTTGTGTACCGGGTACACTTTTCCTACTGTGCCATCCATTTTTTCGTCCTCACTTTCTCTGATAGATGAGATCCAACCAGATCACATACTCATATATCCCGCTGTCATCCGTCCCCACGTCCTGAGGTTCAGGCACCATCAGGCAGAGATACCTGATTGGAGTCTCTCCGATGGTCAAACTGGTCATCTCTCTTAACTTGTCAAATAATCCATATGCCGCCTTTTCGCTCTCTCCCTTGCTCTTAGTCCAATGGACCAACAGGGAGATCGGTCTGGTATCATAGGTCGTATGTTCCAGACCGCCCAGTGCGGTATGCGGCGGACCGCTGGATGCACGGCCGTATACACCGACCGACTTCTGTTTCTTATTGTCCAGCTTTCCGATATAGACGTTCTCATCTGCCGCAATTCCCAGCTCAGCGATCCATTGCCGGATCTCCGGTAATGTCAGCATTAGACACCACCTGCTTTCTTATAAAGTTTCTTGAATGCGTTTTGTGCGAAATCTGCGTTAGCACCTCCCGGAAGCCACGGTGTGAACCACTTTCCACCTGCAAACGGGTTCTCGTACTTCTGGAAGTGATATTCCGGATGATAGTAGAGGCGCCGCGCATACGGCGTACTGGATACGATGGATACCTTTCCATTTGCAGACTCACTGTAATCTACGAACGTCGCATCCTCTTCCAGGTGGCCTGTATCGAATGGCATGATCTGCGCCTGCACAACTTCCGTGTGCAATGCCTCTGCTGTCTGCTCCAACGCCGTCACCGCCGCCTCCGACAGCTGCCGGATCCGCGGCCAATTCAACTTTACCGTTGATCTCACTTCCATCAAACCACCTCCAGACTGCAGAAGTTCACCGTTCCATCCGGGTTCCTGTTCTTGCAGCCCTGCTCGATCCGGCGCTCTGCGCCAAATACCGTCAGGGTCCCACCGCTTAATGTCGGCATATCCGGGGCGATGTCCCCCGGGAACAGTGCGCTTCCCGTGATCTGCACCAGCTTCTTCTCTGCTGTCAGGATTGTTTTTGCACGGTCCTGAAAATTGCATATCAGGTCTGCGTCAAGCACATACTTCGGTTCTCCGAGTTTATTGAGCTCCTCAGATTCCAGATGGACATGCACAGGCGTCTTGCACAGCCGTTTCGGCACTAAACATGGGTATTTCATCGTCTCACCTCGCTAACCGGCAGCACAGGCCCGTCTGACACAGCAGGGCGTACACATCGCGTTTCATTGCAACTCCCTGCTCCGTGATCACGTTCCATGAGGATCCGAACTGTGCCGATACGCCATTGATTGCATAACTCTGCAGGATCGTGTCGATCTCATCTGCGTTTTCTGTTTCAAAATCAGCCTGCTGACAGGTTACTTCCCGGATCAGCTCCTGCTGATACCTTGAAAGATTAGAAAATCCCTGACCCACAATCCGGTTGAAGGTCAGGGAATCAATGTGTCGGCTGGCCTGCCGGAGAGCTTTTAAAAGCTTGTCCTCCGGCACGATGCTGCCCTGATATTCGTTCTGATAATATTCTTTGCTTGCGTACGGCTCATATGCCATATCACTGCCCTGCTTTCTTCTTTGCTGCCTTCCCGGTTACAGCGTCAGATGCGTCTACATTTGCCGGGATCTCTGCTTTTTCCTCACCTTTCTGCTCTGCGTTGCTTTCTTCATCGACCTTATACCCATGATCTTTGAACCATTTGATCAGATGAGGATCTTCTGTCTCTCCCATTCCATTACAAAACGGTACTGATGCTGAAACACCAGTGTATTCTTTATTCGGACTATAGATTTTCATATCCGTTCCTCCTATTTTACCTTGATTCCACGGAATACACCTGCTGCCTTAGACGCCTTAAGAGCCAACGCGGCATTCATCTCTACCTCGCCCTTCTTTACCGCTCCAGCAGTAGAGAAGTCCGGAAGCCATGTCTGTACCGGGGATACTCCCGCAAAGGAAACTGCATGCAAACCATCCATAGCAAGACGGGCAGCAAATAAAGAGGTGGTTCCTTCAGCACTATCTGTGGCAATAACATCATCATTTGTTCCAGGCTTTGCCTTCATATCTACAAACGGGATATTTCCATAGCTCTCAACCTGATTGCCCCAGTTGTCCTTTGTCACGGAGTACATGCTTGCACGTCTCGCACACGCTCTCAGCTTTGCGATCATCTTCGTATTTCCAGCGATGAAGGACGGGGTTCCATCAAGACCAGTCAGGAATTCATCCAGCATATCAAGGAAATTCTGGAAATTCTTTGTGATAAGCTCAGATGTGGACAGGTCGATCGTACCGCCCTTATTGTATTCTGTATCGCTTCCGGTCAGTGCTTTGTCCAGTCCATCGAACGCTTTTGTATTCACACCGCTGTCTCCGTTAATGAAAGTATCATTAAACAAGGCCTGTGCTGCTTTGATTTTCTGAGCCTGCTGAAGTTCTACTTCACTGACGATACCACCCATGCTTGCAATCACACGATCGATCTCATAAGAACCACCAAACACCTTGATTTCAACCGTGTGGCGCTCTCTGGTAACCTCTGACGGCGTGTATTCCTTATTGATCTCACGGAAATCTGCTGTAGGCTGTGTCTTTAAACGTGTATAGGAATAACTCGGAGTCGCACCGCCTCCGGTCGGGGATACTGCATCATCAAACGGGATATGCTCCAGAATCCAGTTCGATTTCTGAAACTCATCGATGACTCCTAACTGCAGGTCATCCTGCACATTCTTTTTTGCTTCTTCTAATGTAATTGCCATAAATTACTCCTTTCCCTCTGTTCCAAGTTTAAGCTGTGCAGCGATTGCTTCCTTCATGCTAAGGTGTGTATCACTGTTGCCTTCAGTTGTTTCTTTTCCGCCTAACCGGAAAAAGCCTTTCTTTTCATTCGGCTTTTCCTGTCTAAAGAGAAACGGTTTGCTCTCCTTTAAGCTCTTGATCTGTTCGTCCAGACCGGTTACCTTTCCATCATCTCCCAGAATCAGCTTGTTGCGGTCCACAAGACCAGCTACCAGATCACTGTCCTGCGCAGATGCAGACACTGCCATACGAATCGCATAAGTCATCTTTAGATCCTTCATGGCTTTCTGGTTGTCCTCGTCCTGTTTCTTGTTCTGATTCTGAAGATCAGCGATCTGCTGCTTCAGCTTCTCGTTATCCCCCGCAGATGCCTTTAATGTCTCCAGCTGTTTCTCGTGATCCTGTGCCGCGGTCTCCAGCTGTTTGCATTTCTGCTCGGAAGCATCGTATGTCTCTTTTGTCACATAGTTTTCCAGCTCTTTTTTTGACTCATCTGCGGCTTTCTTGGCAAGGCTTTTTTCAATGCCAAGGGCTTCAAACTGTTCCTGTGTCATTCTCAAGCTCTCCTTTCTGGTAGTTTTACGTCATTCCGGACATGTTTGAAGTAATAAAAATACCACCAACCTTTCGGCGGGTGGTACTAAATGTATCTCTGATTGTGTTGCACCGGTGCAACTTCCGTATAAACAAAAATCTCACCAGCATATTTACTGGTGAGATCTATTCTACATTCTCGATTTTATCTGCTATCTCATTAAGGCTTTTTCCATCAAAGAACGGGGTATTCATCGCTTCTGACACCGACGCTGCTGTCATCGTATCATCTCCACACCATAAATCGATCTGATCCGGAGCAAGCGGATCAACGCCACATGACTTCCCGTGAAAGTCGAATGTGACATGAGAACATAAGCTTGCAATATAATCTCTTAATTCGTTTGCACTCATATGATATCTTCATTCTCCTTTCTTTCCTGTTCCGTCATTTCTCTAACCGGACGCCCCTTCAGCTTTCCTTCTTCGTCGTAAATATAATCATGTGCATGCTCTCCATGCTTTCCATACGGATGTCTCTTCGGGTTTCCATGATCATTGTTGCTGATCTGCTTATTTTGCTTGCCATCAGCTCCATAATAGTTCCGATCAATTCCACCACGTTTTCCGACAACCTCTGTTATGGTATTAGGTTCTGCTGTAAGAGTTGTCTTACTTACCCTTATTATATCAGAACCACGCATATTTTCAATGGGTTTCGCTCCTGCTGCCTTTATTGCATCAGAAATGACCTCTGCGATCCGATCCGGGATCTTTTCGCCCTTCTCCATCGCCAGGAAGCCCTCCGCAAACGTCTCATATGGATTCTCGGCCGCATACTGGCTGATCTTCGCCGCCTCAATCTTCGCGCTTCTGGAGTATTCCGTGTTAATATCATAACCCCAGTCGTTTCCGATCATTTTTCCCCCGAGTTCTTTCGCTTTGAATACATTCTTTTTCTGAACATAGTCCGTATTTGCATGGCGATGGATAAAATGTCCATATTCATGAAGAAGCGCATCAGACATATTCTCGCGAACTGCATACCTTGAAACATTGAGGTCAATCTCAGCCTCTGCCTTGGCAAGAACCGCTTTCTCCCTCTCATATCCCTTAATCGTCCTATCTTCCAGGATTTTTTCTGCCTCTGCCAGTTTCTTCCGGGCTTCTTCTTTGGTATTGTAATGCTCCCTGTGTGCTCTATGGGATTCTTCCGACTTCTTGACGGTTTTAAGGTACTCTGCCGGATCCCGCATCTTGTTGGATAAATAGATCTTATCATCCAGCCAGTTATACGTTGCTGTTGCATCCGTAACTTTAAACGGATTATACACAATACCTTCTGGCATAATCCCATACCGCTCTTTCAGGTGCTTCAGAGTCTTCTCAATCTGATCCACGGCCTCCGGTGCCATCTGATCAGATAACTTTGCTTCTTTAACAATGCCTTCGCTGATCAGGCGCTCTTCCGCCTCTTTTCTGTAGATGCCCTGTTTCTCACGGATTCCTTCATCCGCTGCCTTGATCTGCTTCTCAAGCTCTTTCTCAGATTCGACAACCTTCTGAATACGTTCCATCTCTCCCTGCGTTGCGGTGAGATCCAGATATACTTTCTTTTCCAGCTCCTTCTTCTCAGCGAGGATCCCGTCCATCTTCTTATTCAGGTTATCCCGTTCTTTCCGCTTTGCAGAGATTTCCTTCTTTATTGTCTGCATGTCCGGAGTACTCTCTTTTTTCGGCATGCCGGTCTGCTGAGTTTCCTGCCGTCTTTTCTTCCATTCCTCCCGTCTCGCTGCATAACGCTTCTGATTTTCCTCATCCAAAGAATACTTTTCCAGCCGGGTGTACTTTTCTTCCTGCCTCGCTGCATATTGTTTCTCAGCTTCCTGCTTGTTCTCCATGTCGATGGCTTCCAGTTCTTCCTTGGTCCAGCTGTCGTCTGCTGTGGAAATGCCTGGAAAATAGGTCGTATGGCTGTCTTTGCACCGTGGATGATACAGCCCATGAGCGATCGCATAGCTCATCAGCGGATAACTCTTTCCTGTCTCCGGATCCACACCGTCTGATCGGCCGCCGCTCCACACATCATCAATCAGGACCTTTCCCACGAACGGCAGGCACTTCGGACACGGGTTCCCGCCTCTCTTTGCCAGAATGACGGTCGTGATTCCCCATTCCTGCCGTTTCTCGCCTTCTCCCTGAAGGTATGCCCGCTTGCTGGCGGTGCGGATCGCCATGTCTGCATAGTCCTTCAAGGTGTGTTGAGCACCATTCGAAAACGTAACGCAGCTCAGTCCCCGGGAGAGCATGTCCCGCGTCGCCATGTCCACCGCTTTTTCATAGGTTCCGGCCCCGGTGTTCGCGTATACCTGTGCGCTGTAAATCGCCTTCCGGTAGTCATCGTTTGCTTTCCTCAGGATTGCTGTCTCAGCCTTCTCCATGTCCAATACCGTTGCTTTTATCAATGTATCGAGTTTTCTATCATTAAGCTTGAAAAAATCTCCTGCTGCCCCGCGTGTGACTTTCTTGACTCCCTGAAATCCGTTCTTGATTGCTTTCAGAATCCGGATCTCCTGATTCATGTTCCCACGCGCTCTCGCTTCCCGGATCAGTGCCTCGATGTGTGCATTGATACTCTTGAACTGCTTGGAATATCTCTTCTGGTTTTCCTTCTTGTACTTCTCCAGTGCTTTCAGCTGCTCAGCCTGCCACATGGTCCACTCATAGCCTTCTTTCTCCTCCTCTGCCCGGTGCCGGTCCATGTTACGCATCATGGAGTCGATCAGCTCCGCCTCGATCTTTCGGAACGCCTCTGTAATGTCATACTCGTTTTTCTCCGCCATCTGCATTCACCTGCCTATTTGCCAGCACTCGGAACCCCTGCGATTTAAAACCGCGGGTGAGTGCTTTCAATTCAGTCACGCTCCGGCATTTATCATTTCTCAACTCGGCATATCCGTCTTTTTCAACCGCATACACTCCAAATGGAACCTGATCACTCGCCACCTTCAGAAGCCCCTGATACTCCTCACGGCTCATCCGGTACATTCGGTTCATGATTTTTACCTTCATTTCCATTTCCTCCCATATTTACCCGAAAAGAACCGGCAGCCATATTGACCCCCGGTTCTTCCATTTCTACAATCCCCTGCTCTGCCTTCAAGCGGGTCACTTCTTCCTCTTTCTCTTCTTCGGTCCATGTATCTCCATAAAGCTGTTCCACTGATGCCTCAAGGCTCATGATTCCATACTGCTTCGCTTTTCCTACGGTATCCACAGTTGTGCCAAAATCCGGAGATGCATACTCGCCAAATTTTACCGTCGGCTTGTAATCTCTGGGATCATCCATGCACATTACATCATGGCACTGCATGATTTTCGTGGCAAGCTCCGGAATCACTTCATTCAATGTATCTACGATCTTATTGCGCACATGCAGCGTGACCTTTTCTTTTTCCCTCTGGCTTTCCGCATTATCCGTCTTCTTGAGATCGATTCCAAGTGTCGACGGTGACATAATGCCCTGAAGAACCATATCAAGAAAACTCGTATAGCTGCTCACATAGGCCTCATAAGAAATCTGTGGCTGTGAAACTTCTACCTGCTGCTTCGATTTCTCAGCCATATTGTCTCCGATTGCGATAAAATCATTGTCGAATGGATTCGCCGGAAGAAGTTCTCCGGTATCAGGGTCTCGCGGAATGAGATTTTCCGGGATGTATCGCTTAATACGTCCCATGCGGATCGCATCTGCCCACTGGCTGATCACCTCATCCAAACCGTCTATGACATCGGTCTTACTGTCAAATAATGCTTTTCCGCGATTCTTATATTTGACAGATGATAAGATCTTAATCGGAACTGCAAGCATCAGATCTCCCGGGATTCCTGTGTCCATAAGATGTGCTGTCTCCGGAAGCCTCTTTAATTCGGTTTCTTTCCCTGCCTCATCATACAGCTTGTATCTGACATATCCATGACCGTATATCTCTTCCAACCGGAAGGTTTTATTTCCATCCTTGTAATCGGTATAAAACTTGACTTCTTTCAGCTGTGAGTGGACATATACAAAATCTACGTTCTCCGCATCATAAAACTCTACGATCGGATACCGGCTGCATTCATCTGCAGTTATCTTAAATGCTCCATCTCCGGATGCCAGCGCACCGGCAATTCCTTCTCCAATCACATCATTAAGACGTTCTTCCTTGAATATCTCTTTCCAAAGTTCGTTAATTGCTCCCAGATCGTCTCCAAAAGAGATCTCATCCATATCTGCCAAGATCATATCCCTGTACCGGTCAACAACAGTGGTCACAATCCCGCTATGCATTTTATGGACACTGCCCTGTGCATCTGCTGCCCAGAACCTTGCCTTTTCTACTTTCCATCTTGCGGTCTTCTGGAAATACTGCTCGATCTCCGCAGAGTCACCGCGGTACCACAGTTTATTTTTGATCACATTTGCCTGAAATGTATGCGGCTCAATGATCACCACTTCCCTATCCCGTCTCGTTTCAATTCGAAACAGCTTTTTTATAAAATTCTGAATCCAGTTCATTTTTACCACCCCCTGTAAATCTTACTCTGGTACGGAATCCATCCATACTGTACCGAGTTCACCATGTGGTCATGGCCGTCCTCCGGTGTATTATCCTTATCTTCCCGCCAACTGTAGACTTCCAGCTCATGTATGTAAACAGGGCACGTATCCAAGACGAAAAAACAAGGTTCCTTGTCTTCATCAAAAGAAAACCAGCCAAGCTGTGCATTGATACGGTCGATGATTTCCATCTGCTTCCAGGCATCATTGAGCACGTATACACAGCCATTCCTGCGTTTGTACTTGTTCCACTCCTGCATCGTTGCCTGATCGGCATTATCTAAAAATGCATTTCTGGCCAGCCCCCACTCTTTTCGATTTCGATCCATGAATTCCACAATGTTGAGCACGGTATCTGACGGAGCTAACGGTGTTTCCAACTCGGCATTGCTGTATACCTTCTCTGCCAAAACGATACCTCTGCCTTTGTTGGTGATCCCAAGGAAAGACAATGCGATCGTATCCGGCGATTTCTGGGAATACGACGTATCAATCCCCACTGAAAAATACATAAAAAATTCTTTTTTCTTTGCTTCTTCCGGACGCTGAACAAACTGCATCGCCCACTCTTTTGTCTTTACATGGGCTTTCCGGTTAAAGTTCGAAAATACCAGTCCTGTCGCCTTCCCCCGGATCCCCTGTATCTTATTCTTCCAGATCTTTGTCCCCTTCGGCGTGTTTGCCAGGATCTTGTCCAGCTTTTCCTTCGGTAAACCTAAATTATGGGTAAAAGAAAAGAACCAATGGACCCATCCGGGCTTTGGTTCTTCCTTTAATTCATCTCTGATCTCCTGCGGCGTCTCTGCCTCCCACTCTGGGAGTGGACGGCTGCAGTTAATATATTCTTTGTATACGTCAAGTGACGGATCATCCGGGTTCAGCGTTGCCATAAAATAGTCACACCGCATCGCTGCCTCTCTGACGAAATCAATATCTGACGTATTGACCTCATCGATGTACAGACACCCGTACTGACCTCCGAGGGCTTTCTGCCACTTCTTTTTATCTCCATATCCCATGACATAAATGATCTTATCACCGCTCGGAGCATGGAATAGTATGTGCGGAATCTTATCGTCTTTGGTTCCGTTACCGTTGTAGATCGCCAGGCTCCCGAAATCATCAATGATCCCCAAGTCCTTGTTGATGATGTTCTTCTCAGCGGTTCCGGTATCTTTTGCCGCGAGTATGTGCAATTTTTTCTTTGACTCCGCCACCTTCAGCATGAACTTGAACAGTCCCACTGTTGTCTTTCCTGCTGCTGTCGTTCCCTCCAAAAATTCTACCGGCGCGTCACACCTGAGAAACGCTTTATATTTTTCCGACAAAATAAGGTGTTCTGTGCTCACGATCCATCACCCCGTATCTGTTTCAGCAGATCATCCAGCTTCGACTTCTCTGCCTCCAGGGATCCCGATACCTCCACCTTGTCCTTGAACATTCCCAGGTGTCGACCTAAGAGCTCTGCTGCCTTCAGCTTATCGTTTAGTTTTACCTCTATTCCATTTTTTCCTTGCTTGATCCCTGCAAGTGCCTTGACCTGATATTCCGTCAAAGAGCTGGTGTCCTCGATCTTGACCGTCCCACCTTTAACATTGACGTAGTCTGTCAACCTGGCAAACGCAATCGCCGCCAGTTCTCTGACGACCATGTCTTGCGTGATCTGTGTCCGTTCCTGCCTCTCTTTCATGCGCTTTTCAATATACGCTGCAACGTTAGCATTTGTTAGCAATCTGCTTCCATTCGCTCTCGCAACCTCATCATTCTTTACTCTGGGGTAAGCGACCTTGTAAGCCCGGGTGGCATTCAGGTCGATCAGATATTCATCCGCAAAGATCTTCTGTTTTTTCGTCATCCGGACTCACCTCGCTTTTTAATGCGATCCCGCCGTCACCATAAAGGATTGCCGATTGCAGCCCTTAAAGGAGGTCTGTCATCTGGTGACGTGCGCGCCGCATGTCAATGGGCAAAAGAAAAGCACCTGTCTTTCGGCAGGTGCTCTCTGGATAGCGTTTCCGCCGTCCACCTGGTTTATAATTCTTCTCGACAAGCAGGGCACCGAGGATCGAACTCGCAGCTCGGGTTTACGGCTCATGCTCCCTTCCATCTCGGGAGATGTCCTGATGTTCGGCGGTCGGAATAAGAACCGGCCGCCGGGTACTCAAGCACTTTTTAGAAAAAGAAGGTGTAGGAAGCCGCCGGGCTGTATGCCTTTGGCTTCAGGTTACACTATAACATTTTGAGTCGGGACATTTGGGACATTCGGGACAAACTTTTATTTTTCATCCATAAATCTCTGATATTCTTTCTTTACACTGTCCGCTGTTGCCTTCCGCCCCATCCGGATCGCCACTTCCGACCAAGACAACTCCTCGAAAATTTTATAACGAATGATTCTCTGCATTCTCTGTGGAATCGTAAGCATCCAAAGATCCACCTGCTGCTTGATCTCTTCCGCCCGTCTGAGCCGTTCCCGAAGAACCGCTTCCCGCCGATCCAGCTCGTCCGGATCTTTCACCACCGGATATGACAGGCCCTCAATATGAAAACTCTTGGCAGTATACGGAAACTCATGCGCAGATCCGGACACCCGGTCCTGCACGATTTTCTTCCGGTTCTTCTTAAGCCTCAGTATATCCGCTTTCGCTTCCTTCACCTGCTCGCAGGCATCTATGTACTGCTTCAGAATCTCCTTGTCCATCGGTCTCACCTCCCTTCTCTCTATGCCTCGAACCCATATTCATGCCATCATATGCCCGGTGTGCGGCGCTCCAGCTCTTAGGGCGAGGATCCGCAATCATGGCTTCATACTCGCCTTCCCGTTTTCTATGCACGAGATTCTTAAGCGCTCTATGCTCATTCTTCGTCTTCATGCTCCCACTCCCTTCTTAATCGCACACATCGTACACAATCCACGGGCTCCCTGCTTCTCTGCGATCTCTGCCAGTGGGATCCTCCAGCATTTCGCCCCACACTCTGGACACTGTGTGATTCTCCATCCCGGCTTCCCATGCTGGATATTGGTGTACAGTGGCATGCAGTAGTAGCCTCCCCGCTCAGTAGCCTTTCTCGGCCTTATCTTTACTTCCATCCCGTTCTCCTTTCTCAAATTTCAGTTTACTGGTCCTGCCTTCTGTTCCACTCTTCTTTTACTTTCTCAGGGTCTCTACCTGTCGGATATCCTTCCGGAGGAACAGGACAATCTGGATTATTGCATTTAATCATACACATATAACCGCCGCTTTGCCATGCTTCAAGTTTCATGTTCGTTCCTCTACAATAACGACACGGTTTCAATTTCATAGTCTGCACCTCCTCCAAATCTTAATTCAATTTTGTAATAACCTCTGATCTTATCCTCTCAAAGATTGCAAATTTACCATGTCTTCTCTGACTTAGCTTCTCCAATCTTTCTTGTGCCTCTTCGATGTTTTCTGACTCACTGTACGGATACCAACGATCGTGTATGGCATTATACTTAGCGACAACATACGTTATCTCTGCGTGCTCATTCCTTTCTTTGAAGCCTTCTATAAGCATAATCTCCTCCAAATCTTAATCTTTTTTCACGTACTTCATTAGATCCCAAATAGCCTGCTGATAGCCTTCATAATAGTTTCTTGCTTTATTGACCTCTAAGTTGCACTTTGCTAAAGCATTCTCTTTTAAAATATCGGCATTCTCTTTCAGGCTTTTATACTCTTCGCTATTCATCCTCTATTCCTCCAAATCTTAATTTTCAGAAGTTGTTTTAAATTGTCTGTACCGTGCTGTGAGTTCATAAACGTCACCAAAAGTATGCACAGCAGCCTGATAAAATCCCGGTTCATATTCTCTTATTGCATCCAGTTCAGACTGGACATCCCTACCGAGAGGGCAGCCTGCGCACCCTGTTCTTCTCAACCCGTACTTTGTGTAGCAGTCACTGTGTGTCACGTGATACATTTCTTCATATTGGTGTTTATCCGCATCCTTCAGCCAGAACAGTGGCCTGTATGTATCCCAGCCGATCTGCTCAGCATTCCAATTATCAGAGCGCTTATCAAAACAGCTTTTATATGCATTTGCTCGGGGACCGCCCTCAGCCTTCCGTACACCTATGATATCTAAATCATATTGACCCTCGGTCATCAGCTTGTCCCCCACTTTTTTCTTTGCATAAACGCAGCATTTACACGAAAACGGTATAGTCGGTTTGGCTTTTATAAGAAACTCTTTCAGACCTTTATGATGAGAGATACAAAACTGATTCGATTTTGCAGTATTGCACCACCATCTTAAAGCCGTCTGACATCTTGGGTATTTTTCTATTAACTCATCGTAGCTCTCATCCTCCCATTGAAATCCATGTCTTTGTAATCGTTCTAAATAATCCGAAACTCTTTTGTTGATAAACGGTTGCCCATATTTTTTCGCTGACAGCGGAATTGGCAGAATTGCTTTCTGTCTCTGAATGTGAACATCGTACTTCTTTTCCAGATAAGAAATGTGATCCTTTGTTGCCTGATACTCTAATCCCGCATCAAACCATATATACGTGACTTTATTGTCCTTGTCACATCTCCATACAAGATCCAGCATAATGTCACTATCAGATCCACCGGAAATTTTGCAAGCAATACGCTTATAAGCCGGATTATTGATTGTCTGCCCTGCTTTTATCATCATTTGGAATATGGTGATATTCTGAGGACAATCCTTCGCTATTTCTATTAACGAATTGAATTTTTTTACCACTATGCACTTTCCTCAATCTCATTCCTTACTCTTCCAGATAATTTCTCCCAAACTCCTGCATCCACAAATCATGCCCATACTTTTCCTCAAATGCCTGCTGCGCGACTCTTTTAAGGTGCTCATCCACCTTGCTATTGCAGTGCGGCGCTTCCGGTCCGTGCTCATGATGCCTTGCTTCACAGACATATCCCCACAGGCCATAATGTTCGGCTTTCTTCCTGAATGCCCCGAGCCTCCCGTATACAAAATGGTGCTTATGGAGACCTGTGTGACACAGCTCCCCATAATATCCATTCCTCTCCGCTTCTTCCCGGCACAGGTAGCATTCCCGGTCAGCCGGTCCTGTCCGCGCCTGTATGATGCTCTTTGCCATTGTCCTCTGCCTCCTGTGTCTGTATCGCTCCATGACGGATCATCTCTGCGTAGCTGCGCCAGCCTTTTCTTGCTGCTCTTGCCATGCCGCGGAGCACCAGTTTCCGGTAGGTGTCCCATGCGTCCCTGGTGTACTCCGTCCATAGCTCTGTGCCGCTTGACATCATGATCCGCCATGTGCCGTTATATACGCTTTTGCTTTTTTCGTATTTGCTTATGCAGCTTTTATTGATCCCGATCAGATCATGCACGTCCTGCGCGTACAGATTGTCATACTCTATGACGCCTGTCCGGATGTTCTTCAGCATATAGAGGTTCTTCATATCGCTACCTTATCCGCAATTTCTGCCCATCGGAAAGCCTCTGTGAGTCCTCCCGGATACTCCAGCACGACCAGATTCTTATGCTTTGCAATCACGGTTCCCCGCCGGTGTGCAATCCCTGGTTTTGTACTGTCCGGATTTATGTTTACATATCCCTTCATCGTGGTTACGGATATGCGATCTCCCAGCTTGATTTTGTTTTTTATCCTATCGATTTCTGCCGGATAAATACCGCCCCGCGGATCGACGCTTGGATGTACTGTATTCATGCTTGGCGCTCTATTACTCAATGACAATACCCTCCTCTGTGATCGTGATTTTCTGGATGAGTTCCGGATGCTGGCGTAAATAAGTCAGTATCGGTGTGCAGATGTTCTCCACATGCCGTCTCCACTCCGCCCGGATCCGCGCATCCTCACTCTCCTGGACCTCGCTGCCATCGTGGCATTTGATATAATTTTCCGGGAGATATTGTGGAAACTGTTCGATTTCCATCTGTCCTTCCAGCTGGGGCTCCTGCTGCCTGTTTCCCTCCTCAGCTTTCTCATCCCCTACAAATCCGGCGGGCGCTGTGCTATGGATGGCTACAGGCGTTGTAGGAGTTTCTGGGGCGGTCTGCTCTGACGGTACCTCCTCCTGGGGCACTTTCCGCGAGCGGCTTGGCAACTTTTCTGCTTCCCTGGCCTTCGTTACTTTGGATACTTTCCGTTCTTTCTTCTTCTCCGGCTTTTCTGTCGGTTGCACCGGTGCAACTTCCGTTTTTTTCTCTGGTTCCGGGTCCGTATGGCTGGTGCAGTAATCTTCGACCGCCCGGATCACTGCCTCCCATGAGTACATCTCCTTGCTGTCACTCCGGACATTGATCAGTGCAATCTCTGTATCCAGTCCCTTGACTGACAGCATCAGCCTCCCCACTCCTTTAATCCGGACGGAGTGCATTGCTTCCCCCGCCGGTGCCAGGATCTCCTGGATTAGAGCATCTTTCCTTGCTGACTTGAGCGCCTGACGGATCTTAATCCGCATATAGAGATCGCCGTCGAGGATCTGATCCACTACCTGATGCAGGATGTCCTGCTGCCCGTCTGGCTCCTTTGTAGTCTCTGCCTGCTCCGCAATGATTTCCAGATCGGATACCTTCCCTTCAGCTTCGATTTCTTCTTTTACCGCCTGGATATCACTCTTTGCAAAGGTCGGTGTCAATTCTTCGATAATTGTGTCCGGGAGTGTCAGCATGAGCGCCAGCTTCGCGGATCCGAACCCCTGATACTTTTCGTTTAATCTTGTCGGATCTTCTGGATCAGAGAACTTTGTGTGGATATTGATAAACCGGCTCACCTGGGACTTGTCCATCCCATACTCTTTTTGCGCAAATTCCAGATACGATGTGTATCCGGATTCCTGAAGGACATCTGTGTCCCTCGCCATCTTGAATAGATATCCGATCCGGACAAAGCTCTCTGCAGCTTTTCCCATTTCGGAATCCATTGCGATTTTCAGTTCTCTATACGAAACAGTAGTCTTAACCTCACTATTCTCTCTTTCTACAATCTCCATCTTCTACACTGCCTCCATAAAATCTTCCGCGAGTCCCTTTAAGACACGCTCATTGTTTGCTTTTCTGAGTTCTTCCAGATTCTTTTCTCGCTTAACCTTGCTTTCTGCTGCCAGCTTCCAGTCCTTACTGTGCAGGCGCTTTTTCAATACTCTCTGCCACTCACGGAGGAATCCCCGGATCTCCTCAATATTCGGCTCCTCGTCATACATCCCCCGGTGCTGGCGGATCGTGCCACCCGGTTCCACCTCAATCGTGTAATAGGGCAGCTCCGGTTCT